TTAAAGCTGCATGTAAATCTTTTGGACCTTCACGAATTCTGTCTTTAATTCCTCGTTTTTCTTCATTTCTACCTTGATCTCGTTCTAATGTCTGCATTTCTTCAATCAATTCCCAAACTTCAGGAGTATCGAAGAAAAATAATTTAGGTTCTTTAATTACTGGGTCTATTTTTAAATATTGTTTAATTGTATCAATTCCTGCTTTAACTGATCCCTCAAATTTTTCTGAAGGAATCATGGCTGGAATTGGATTAGGCGGTCGTTTTAATTGATCTATGATATTAATATCATGGAGAGCTTTAATTTCATAATCTAACGATTTATCATAAGCAGACCAACCTAACCTATATTTTTTCTCTATCACACGTTTAGCTAAATCTTGTTTAACTTGATCTGTATCAGCATTCTTTTTATAACAACCCACTACATAAACAAATCCTTCTTGATCTATAGCTACTTCTACACAAGCTGTGGGTTTAGATAAATGAGGATCTAAACCTCTCACAATAAAATAATCGTATTGAGCTAAACGAAACGGTTCAATCACATGAATATCAGGTTTAATTTCAGAAGCGCCTGTATAAATTAATCCACTTAAAGAAATAAATTCTCCTAACAAACGCATTTTACGTTCATCATATGTATCTAAATCTTCCATTAATTTATTTAACGCCTCTAAATCTGCATATTTATTAGTAATTGTAGCTATTTTATAGCATTCTACTTGTGAATCTGGAAGATGGCTTTTCTTTAAAATAGTTTTATAAGTCCAAGTTAATCCATTCGTTGGAGTCATAAAGAATTCTATATCTATTCCTTTTCCTCCATTTGCTATAAAACGAGAAAGACATTCATCATAAAAATCTTTGGGCGGTTCTTCATCAAAATGAGCGAACCATAGACTAGCTCCTTGTGATTTACTAACTTCTTGTTCACAAGACATAAATTTAATATGACCTATAAATTTATATCCGTCTTTATAATATCTTAAAACTCTGTCTTGGCGAGAGTAAGATTTTTCCCACATTCCGTCTTTTAAATATTTTCTTGGCATCCATTCTCTAAATTTAGGGATTACAACTTCATCAATTACTGCATTACTAAGTCCGTAAACTCTGCCATATACAGGCCATTTTTTTGGTAAGCGCCATTCTGGATAAATCTTTTTTAAAGATACAGGTAATTCTCCTGTTATTTTAGCATGAGATTTAATTGCACAAGCTGTTGTTTTACCTAATTGATTTCCACCAAAAGTTCCTACAATTCTAGCACTACTTTTAAATGTTACATCAACTCCTTCAAATTTGCCTGGAATATCTTCTGGTTTAATCCATTTTTTTAAAAATTCTTGATCTTTATCTGTAATATCTCCACTAGATGGTTCATACCACCAATATGGATCTGCTTGTTTAGTTTCATCTAATAGAGAAACTAATTCTTTTTCTTCTTGTTCAATTTGATTTAATATAGTAATTTTCTCTTGAGAAGAAAGTTTTGATAAGTCCATTTCCCTGCCTTTAAGGACTAATTTGCACTGAATTTGGAAGATTCCAATTAACTAAAATTTCATCTAAACTTGGACGTTGAGTAGATGTACCAGAAAATTCAATTCTAAATTGAACATATTGTCCTGTAACTCCAGCATCATCTCCACTAGAAGAAATTACAGTATAGCTTTTAGTTGCCAATACTGCAGATGAATTAGCTGCTCTAACTTTATAAATTATAGAAGTTCCAGAAGGAATAGTCTCCACCCATTCTACCTTACCCCAATTCATATCACGATAATTACAATTGTATGAATTACTAATCCAATTTCCAGAAGTTTCTAATCCAACGTCAGAAGTTACATTAATATTTGAAACTTGAGGACGAACAGAACTATCAGAAGTATATAAAAATATTCTCACATCTAAAGTTCCTGAACCTAAAGCTAAATCATTAAAATTATTTTGAGCATCTGTAATTGAAGTTGCATCAGTTCGAGTAGTAGCTGAAGTTGGAGCTTGCCAACTTCCACCTGTATATGTCTGCCAATTGGATCTACTATCTGTTGAAAACAATACCCTAATATCCGTATTACTTGGTTTTACATTTGAAATTGTAGTTGTAAGCCATTCTAATATAACTGCAGGAGTAATTTGACTTGTATCTTTTGTATCCACATATAAATCATCAGTAGTTGAATAAGTTATTGGCTCAGATACATTAATATTATCTAATTCTGGTGTAGTGGTTCCATCTGAATTTAATAATGCACGAAATTTAAATGTCCCACTAGATGCTAAGGAATTTATATATGTATTTACTGTAGCAGCATCATTCGCTTGAGCATAACTATTATCTGTAGTAGTCCATATTGAACCATTCCAATATTTCCAAGTAGAACCATCATCTGAACTACAATGATATTTAATTCCAGTTCCAGTTGGCTTAGTAGCTGTCTCTGTAAAAGAATCTAAATTAGTAGTAAATGAAAATCCTGTATTAGGATAAATATTAGGATTATTTTGATCTACTCCTTCTTGTTCTGTCCCACTGCCTGAATTCCATCTAGCTGTAACTTCTGTAGAAGATAATTCTTTATTGTAAATTAAAGCTTCATCAATTTGTCCCGTAAAAGTAGCTGAACCAGTTCTACCTCCCATAATTAGACTAGTAGTTACTTGAATACTATTAGTTAAAGTATTTATACCACTTCCTGTATCTGTTGAATCATTACCGTCAATGTAAATCTTAATTCCTGTATTAGATGAACTTCCATCATAAGTTATTATTACATGATGCCAATTTCCATCTGTTACTGAACCTGAACTATATCTAGAAGCTTCATTTGTACCAGAAGTATTTCTTAATGTGAAATATATTTTACCTCCTGTTGCAATATATGAAATAAATCCTTTACCTCCACTATAATGAGTTAAAATATCTCCAGCAGTTGTACTTGTTTTAATCCACGCCTCTAATGAAAATGAAGATGTTCTTTCAAAATTTGCAATATTTCCACAATTTACATATTCGGTAGAACCGTCAAAACTAAGCCCATTATTTAATTTTGCAGAAACCCAATTAGAATCATCCATATTTTGAGTAGTACCATCATATCCATTCGGTCCAACATCAGGTACATTAGTACCAGAAGATTCATTTAAATGCCACTGAGCATAGACACTAGTTACCCCTTTAAGATAAGCTTTATCTCCAGAAACAGTAATTTTATTGGAGTCATAAGTGTAATTTCCAGGCGTTGTAAAAGGCCAATCTTTTGTTGAACCTGAAATTGCTTTTAATTGAGCATTTCCATCTGCAACTTCTAATTTTGCCCCATCAGATAATGTATATTCTCCAGCAGTTTCATAATCAATGTTATTGTTATTATCTGTTTTATCCTTCAATCTTAAAACTGCTGCATCTCCAACTCCATTAACTTCTACTGTAGAATCTAATGTTCCTTTATTAAAGTCTGTAGCAGAATCCCATATAGTTTTTCTATTATAAATATATCCTATATCACCAAAAGGCATAATTAACTCCAAGCCTCAATTTCAACTACAGTATTTTCTGTTTCAGTCTGAAAATAAATAATTTGATTAGATAATCCAATTAAATCATGCCAATAACCTCCAGGAGGAATTGTAATATAATTAGTTCCAGACTCTCCTGAATTAAATGCTAATTTAACTTCTCTATCTATTTGTCTAGGTTTAATTTGAAATTTTCTACAATTTATGGGTAAGGTATAAGAATATTCAAAATTAGGTATAGATATAGTTTGATTGTATATTACTGGAATATTAGCATTAGCTATAGGATTATCACCTGCATGAATAGTCATTAAAATCTCCTATATTTAACTTCATCTTGTATAAGTCCAGTTATTCGCACAGTTAAATTTTTAATAAATATTTGTAAGAATTCTTCAAAAGGAATTTCTGTAATCTGTCGATTTAATTCCTCCCTTACAATTAAATCTATTCTATCTAGCAATGTTAAAGTATCATATTTCATTATTATTTATATTCCCATTTCTGTTTCTCAAGAAACCAGGGAATTATTTTAGATCTATATTTTCTATACTTTGGTTTTTGTTTCTTTAATTCTGGAGAAACAATGACTTTTGACTTACTAGGTTGCTTTTCAATTGGAATACCGAATCCAACTTGAGGTTTCTTACCTTTTTTTATAGTCATATCATATTCTGGTAAATGCTTGTATTCCCCAATATCCATGTCCTCTAAAATTTTCTCTAATTCAGCTTGCGTAGGTTTTTTCTTAGTCACGTTTATTTCTCCTTAATTCTCTAGGTATATGATTACGATCTTTAGCAACTTTACGAGCCTGACTATAAGCAATTGCTATAGCTTGCTTTTGAGACATATTAGGTCGTTCCCTTTTAATAAAAGAAATTAATTTTGAAATATTTGTAGATCTTGGTAATGGCATATTACTTTGTTCCTCCAGGATTGCCAAATGTCATCGTATTTGGAGAATAAGGATTTACTAATGCAGAAGCTTTCTCCAATACTTCTTTAGCCTCTTTACGAATTATAGATATATCTTTATTAACTTTATCTTCTAAATCTTCTACACGATGAGTTAAACTTACTATATTTTTAGCTAAATCGTGTAAATCTTTCTGCAATTGAACTAATTCTTTCATGATTTCCCACCTCTCTTTTTACCAGAATTTCTGGTTAATTAATTATCCTCCGGCTTTTCAGGTATAATAAGAGACTTCTGTAAAGCCATTTTCATAGCCTTAAGTTCTTCAAGTCTCTTTTGAACCTTTTCACCAACTTCAAATATCTCCACCTTTGTAACATCCTCACCTTTAAGTTTCATAGATTTATCTATAAGCTGACAAAGTGCTAAGGCAGCCTGCGCAGGAGAGAGACCTTTTAATATTTTATCGCTGTTATCTAAATCAGCTAAAATAGAATTAACAATATTGTCTATTTTCGAGGCCTGCTGCCCTTTTATATCTTTTAAAAGCTTTTGATCTAAATTTTGATTCTTTGTAAGTAAAACCTTTCTAATCGTCTGCCAATGTACACCCCATTCTTGAGCTACTGCTTCCATAGCCTTTTGCGCACTATTCCCAGACAACTTATATTTATCATAAGCTGCTTTAATTGCTATAATCTGTGTATCGGATAATTTTCTTTTATTTGGCATATTTTATAAAATTAATAAACTACAATAATTCTTCCCTTCGTGACATGAACATTTACATACATCTTTAATAGGTCTACCATCAGGCAACACAGTTGCCATACTAAGAATCCCACAATGTTGACATTCAATTCTACCTGGTAAATCTGGTTTATATTTTTGATAGCATTCAGCGTGAAAAGCAGCTTTCAATTCTTTCTTTCCTTCAATACCTAAAAGTCCTCCATCTAATCCCATAATTCGTTCAGGTTGTTTGTAAATATGAACCGCATTGTGTTTTCCATGAATTATAAGTTGTCCACAATACGAACAGCGATTTGGATCTGGAGGACCTAATTTCTTATCTTGCAACATTATTACCTTCTTTAAATCAAAATTTTATAATTCTTTATAGTTTCAGATTAATTTTATACGTTAAATTCTTTATAATTTGAATCTTTAAGGGGATTTTATAGTTTTAATGGAACCTTCTCTCCCCCCGGACCAAACCTCCATTCTCCCAGGTCCTAACCCTTCTAAGCCATTAAAAATTAACTACTTTCATCAATTTGTCATAAAAATTAATCTCTTTTCTTTCTATATATCTCTATAATACAATGTTATTTCCTTTTTAAGTTAGAAAGAAAAGGGATTAAACAGCTACTTCCATAACTACGTTGCAACAACAAGACCTAATTAATCATCAATATTTCATTTGTTTGTCATAACCTTGTCATCAACCTCAGTTAAACTTCTGATCGCAAGTTAAAGGAGACTATATGACCCAAGAACTTTACTACAAAATTCAAGATTATCTTCTTAAATATCAACCAACTGATTTATTTCTAGAAATTAGTCTATCTATGAAATGGCAATTATTAATTGCAGGAGATTAATCATGTATAAACTACAACCATTGGCAATCAAACCAGCTACAACCAGACAAGAAGCAGACTATAAAGCTAAAGCTTGGAAACAAATAGGTTTAGAAACAAGAATTAAACCTAATTACGAAACAAAGACTTATGAAATAATAATCTATAAAAAGATTAACTTAAACGTATATAAAATATAAGTTAATTTTAATAACAGGGTTTTTCTAGGTTTTCTTTCCAGTAGTTAAGAATAGATAAATAGATAATTTATATAACTGGATTAACCTAGAATTAAACTCTAATTGACAAATTAGCATCAAGTTACACAATCTTGAATTGATGGCTAGTTAAATCCAAATAAAGGCTAGACTAAAAGTCTTGTGGATAATCGCTGTAGTTTCATCATAAACCCTGTAAAAAACCAAAACTAGTGTTTCAGCTCTTGATTTAACTAAAGAGAGATATGTATGTGTGTATATATAACCCCTCTCACTGCTTACACAACTGTCTATAACCCTAAAATAGACTAAATTGATTGATAATGAATTGATTAGACAAGATTTTAAGATCAAGTTGTGAAATAAAAGTCTCCAAAATAATTTATAATCTCTTGAAAATGATTGATTGTGAGGTAATAAATTTTATTTATGTTAATCTTAATTTTCAAGTTAACAATTTAATAAAACCATGAAATAAAGGCTATTGTGTAGCATCTAGATTAATTCACATATTTTTCTTGTGTTTGTCATCATAATGTCACATACTTATGTTATGCTTGTGGGAGCTGATTTTAAATTATTACGAGGAGGCGAGATCATGAAAAAAGTAATTGATGTCATAACTGAAAGTATCAGCTTGCGAAATCCTGGTTGGTCAGTTCGGAAAATTGTTCATACCTTAAGCGATGGATCGAAAGCGTATGACGTGGAAATGGATGAGGCCATCACTTGTGATAGTGAAGAAACCGCAGACAGAATAATGGCTTTCATCCGCCAATTAAAAAAAGAAAATCGGATCTGAAGGAGGTTATATAGCAACGTAATAAGAAAAGGAAGGTTAGGCAAATGGGAAAACCAGTGAAACCCTTTCACTGGTTTTCATCTAAGACAATGCGGTTTTTAGAAGCAAGGTTTACGGTGGTATATTGAAAGGGAAGTATTTTATTACAAGTGAAAACAAAAAGTTCGGCAATTGTGTAGGTCGGGCTTTCACAATCCGAGAGGTGAACTGGGAGACGGGCAACGTTGCCACCGTCGGCCAGTTTCTCGGATATAGAAGCATGGAAGAAGCAAAGGAAGCAATCAAACAAATGGAGGGTTAGATTATGGATAAAATAATTTTGGATGTTTGACGGTCGTAGAAAACAGGAATAGGAGGAATGGAGATGAAAAATAAAACAGATTTTAAACTTTTCTACATAAAAGAATTGTGGGCTTTTTTACGACGCAAGATATTAAAAAACAATGGGGCAACGACTGGAATGACGCACCATATGAGATTAAAGGATTTTCTATGTAAAAACGAGGGGACAAGGGCAACTATTCGTTTGATTAGGGCGACCTGGTACGTTTCCATTGAAGATCAAGGATATAAGTTTTTGACGGTCAAAAGTGGAAACACTTACGAGGAAGCCATAGATAGGGCTGTTGCAGAGGCTTCGGATAGCCTAACAGAAACATTGTCTCATTTGGTTTTGTTTCCGGATATTTTGACTAAAGACGATGACGGCTACTTCATAATGAGAACAGATAAAAAAGTTGACCTTGGTGCACTTACGATAAAAGAACTTAAGAATTATGCCACATCGAACATAAAGTTTTGGTCTTATGGGAAAGATCATTTTGTTTTTCATTGTGGACCAGTTTTGCACAAAAAAAA